AGGAAAGATTTAACCATTGAAGCTGGATTCTATGAAGAGCATGCTGATTTTAACGGAGAGATAATAAGAACGGCAAAGAGCATATCATTTGCTAAGATGACTGAAGCAGAGTTCTCTGATTTATACGGCAAGTTCTGTGATACTGTTATTCGTTTAATGGGTTGGGATAATGAATTAATAGAAGAAAACATTGAAAGTTTCTTATAGTTTCTTATTTAGAATGAATATAAATAACAAAATAATTACTTTAAAGTTGCAAAGTATCAAATAAGTGTTGTATATTTGGAGAAACAAAAACAAAAATGAAGAACCCCTACAAAACCCATCTAAGCGATTCAGAGCGCAGATCCTTAAAGCTAACTTATCTAGGTTTACTGATTGGGTTTGTTTTGGGTTTTGTTTTGGGTTAAGATGTGGTTTAAGGATTAGTGTAAACAAATAAAATTATGAATAAAGAAGAAATATTATTAGATGTTCTAAATGAACACGGAGATTTTGAAAATGTAAGACAACAATTCAACGAAAACGATTTGGCTTGTATATTTGAATCAATGGAACGATATAAAGTGCAAACATTACCTATAGATAGTGTTAGCAAATGTTACACCGAAAAGGATATGGACAATGCTTATGACAAGGGTTTTAAAGATGGAAACCAACGTGATTTAACAGGCTCGTTAATTGAGGTGTTATAATTACTAAACCATTAACAAAAAGCGTTTGAATACTATTTATTTTGTGTTGTACGCTTTAAAAATTACGGATATGAATAGTAAAATTTATAGATGTGGGTGGTGTGGATGCCCAACAAACGAAAACGGACAGAATCTATACGGTGAAAATTTTGAGCGAGTAGTGAAAATCATTAAAAAATACGGTGATGAGCATACAGAAAAAACGCACGGTGATTGTTGCATATCTGAACATAATTTAAGAAGTAGATTAACAAGGGATAAGGCTATAAAAGAGTATTAACAGTTAAAACACGTCAACAAAAACAGAGAGAAATGAAAAGAGGGATAAAATTAGAGATTATGAAAGAGTTAAACCAACTGATAAAAAAATGTAATGAATTGAATTACAATTTTAGTATTCAGTATTATGATGGTGAATTTAATATTTACATTGATAATAATAATCATCAAATTGAAACAGAAGTTCGTTCAATTGGTGGGTATGACAATTTAAAAGAAGCATTAACAGAGATAATTAAAGGATTATGAGAAGAGAAGAGTTGTTTCAGAAATATTCAATTGATGAATCTCACAATAAATGGGATAATAGTATTGATAATTGGATGAGCGTAGAAGTTTACAGAATAATGCATAATGGAGAATTACCGCCAAAAGAGGATTTTTCTGTTATGTGGATTTGTGATTTTTTAGACAAGCAAAACGATATGAAATGGTGGGTTAAAAATGTAATGAGTAAACCTAATTGGGGTAGTTTGTATTTAACTTCAAAAAGAATGGTTTATAGTCTTTCAGAAGAAATTTTACACGAGATTAATAATAAGTAGATATGAAAACAGATAACAAAGAAGAGGCTAAGAGGTTTATACCATTTGGAGACGAATGGAAAAAAGAAATGATGAAATGGAATAAATCACATATCATTGATTTACTTAAAAAGAATCAAACAGACCGTTTCCACCATGAAACATTTGAGAGGGTAGAGAAGCCTGATATTAATGATTATGATTTAGTTGATTATAATGAGAAGGTTAATTTTGAACACGCTTTAAATGTTTATCAAAACGCCCTAACCCTTGACCAACTAATTGAAAGGTGTAAGGAGATGAGGGATATCTTAGATAAAGTTCAAGCCGAAGTTGACAGTTGGCCTGACCCAGTGCAACGCAGAATGTTTAAATTTCCAAAATTTTGGGTTAAAAAATAAAACTATGTTAACAGGAAAAGCAGAATGTGATTCTGATATTAAAGACGGTTTTACTTATGAGCAAGTAAACGCACTTCTTATCGGTTTAATAGCTTACTATAACCAACTAATAAACGAGAAATGAAAGCAGAAGAAAAAGCAAAAGAGTTAATAGAGAGATTTAATGACGTTGATGGTACAGATTATGATTGTCAGTATTTATCAGATGATATGTCAAAACAATGCGCTTTAATTTGTGTTGATGAGATAATTAAAGAAGGGTACGACAATAATATGTATCAAGGCAGGATTAACTATTGGCAAAAAGTTAAACAAGAAATTGAAAAGTTATGAGATTTTACATTTTAATATTCACGTTGTTCAGTCTATTACTAATCGGTAAAGGATTAGAAACGAATTACAGTATTAAACCAAACACAACCCAGTTAAACGATTGCCGACCCAACACTATCAAAGTTCAACCCTTATGCGGTTCGATCGGTAGCATTAAGATCAAGAGCATTGAAACGGATAAACTAAACTTTTCTATGTGGTGTCCTTTGATTGAGGATAAGCCGAGAGGGTGGGGATTGAAGAAGTAAAGTAGGGATAAAGTTAAAGGCTATGATTAGTAGCTTGGATTAATAACTAAAGATAACAAAAATGTATAAAGCAAAAGAAATATTAAATAGACACACAAAAAGTATGAATTGTAATAGTTGGTTGAAAAGAGCACCGTTTCTTGAACAAGCTGTTTTAAATGCAATAAATGAAGCATTAAATATAGCTGATGTTGTAGGGCGAAGCGAACAGTTTTATTGCCAACCTTATGCGACTGGAGATAAACCAAATAGATGCGGGCGACAATGTTATGAATGTAAAACAGAACCAAAGCAATAAATTGTCTACAATAACCTAGCAATGTTATGCACGTGCGATAGCATTGACTTTGCTTATAGTTATAGATAGTTAAAATAAAAGATTATGACAAAAAAGGAAGCTAAAAAACTTTTGTACTTTATAGATTATAATAGTGTAGAAAACCTAAAAAGAGAACCTAAATTATATCTTTCTTTAGAATCATATGAGTATTATAAAAAAATGATTAAAGAGATGTATGAAGCTAAGAACGTAAATATAAAACATTAATTAAATAATGAAAAGATTATGAGACAAGAACAAATAAGTTACTGGAACAGCTTTAACTTTGAATTATATTATAGAATATTAAAGATAAGAAATAGTTGTTAGTATGATATTATTTATTATATTGCACCCATCAAAGAGGTAAAAGATATATTAAAAGAAAACTATTCATTGATTGAAGTGATATGTAAGCACGTTACTAATGGACATCATCTTACAAATGATTTAATTAGTGAACTTTGTTTGAATATACTTCAGATAGATCAAGAGTTTCTGAATGACATAGAAGATAGAGGTAAGTTTTATTCTTATGTTTATGGCATGGCAAATATAATGTTCTGGAAGCCTAAAAGTAAATTCTTTACTATGTACAGAATAGATTCATTTGAATTGATTGAAGATATTTACATTCAGGAAGAAGCTGAAGAGTTTGATGCTAACGAATATCTAAATGAATTAGGTTTAGATTCTACTGAAAAATTATGGGTTAAGACTTGTTTAAAAAATAACTTTAATTATTCTTTAGTTTCAGAAAAAACAAGTATATCAAGAAGAAAGATAAGTGAAAGAATTAATTTTATTAAGACAAAGTACAAAAAATAACCCACTATAATAATGATGAGTGAATTAACTAACATACTAATATTAATATCTGTTGTCCTTATTTGGATTGACACAGATATTTTTATTAAGTTCAGATTAAAGAACGGTTTAAACAAGAAGCCATTAAATTGCGATTTCTGTCTAACCTTTTGGGGGTGTATTATTCTCTCAATAGTTTTCTTTAATCCAGTGTATTTGATAGCACCATTATTTTTAAGAATAATTAATAGATTGATATGAATTTTTTAGAAGCCATAGAACCTTTTAACGATAGGTTAGACACATACCAGAAGCTGAAAACATTCTCAGGCATCCAGCCGAGAGATTTAAGACTATTGGCCGATATATTTTTAGAGTATGTTGCTAATCCAAAAGGAGACATGATACCAACTTTAGGGTGCAGTCCATGTGTCGCAAAGATGTTTCAAAGGTTAGTAACACATAGAGAGCAGGAGAGACAAAATAACGTTGATTTTTTTAACTCTATTTCAAAGGATAACACTATCACTATTTCCATTGGTGAAGTTGAGTTTATTCAAAGGGATTTAGAAGATCAGATAGCAGAAGAAACTGGTCAAGGTTTTAAAGACCATCCTGAACTATCAGAAGAAGCTAAAGAAGCATATGAAGATGATATAATTAAGTCACTAGCATGGGGAGCATTTAAGAAGCATTGCAATGAGCAAGGTTTAAACGTTAAAGGAAAGACAAAGAAACAACTTCTAAATGAGTTAGGTCTATGAAGATGACTAGAAGATTTAAAGGTCGTACAGATTACGATAACATGAACGCCACCGAGAGAGGGTATGAGAAAGCCCACTTGAAAGCATATTTAAAAGGCAGCCCATTATTTAGATATGGCAAAAGACCTGTTTATTTAGAAATAAATGGAGAGAAGCAAAAGATAGGTTCTGAGTTTATATGGCATAAAGTTCAAGTGGCTTATGAAAATCCCAAGACCTAATGAGTATGTTTGGTTAACAGATAAATTTAAGAATCACAACGATTTTTGGAATATAGAGTTAATAAGGGTAGATGAGATATACTATTTAGAAGGTGTAGGAGAGTGGATAATATATTCAAACGGAAATGAGTACTATGCTGATGATTGTATTAAATTAGAACACGATTTAGTAATAGAAGAAAGAGTTGATACATTAAACTAATAGTTATGGAAGATAAGGTTAAATGCTATAATTGTAGATTTTTTATAAGACAGGATACTGGATATTCAAACTACACTGTGATAGAAACAGAAATAGGGTGTTTAAAACAGGTTTGGGAAGATATGGATGAAAGTTATTCATGGAGAACAACTACAAAAGAACACCCTTTTTGGAAACAAGCAGAAGAATGTAATCATTATATAGAAGGTGAAGGGATATGGTTAGACGTAGATGGTGAGGTGGATTTATATGATTATGATATTGACCTTGTTAAATTAGCTAAAGAACAGGGGAGATTTTAAATTAAGAGTTATGGAAGATCAAGAAGAAAAAACAAATGTAATTGCAACACTATTTTATTTAGGTTTAGTTGCAGTTGGTTTATATTATAGTATTAAGTTATTTTTTATTTAATGGCTAAAGAAGGAAGAGATGAGAAAGGGAGGTTTTCACATGGTAACCTATTTCATAAGTTTGTAAAGGAATGGAATGGAGGTAAACCACCTAAGTATAAAACACCATTAGAACTTGCTGAAAAGATAGGAGAGTACCTTGACTATGAAGATACTTTAAAGAGACCAGACCAATACTCTAAACAGGGTAAAGGTCTTTATACTTTAAGTGGATGTGCTTTATATCTTGGATTTGTTTCTACTGGAGCACTACATGATTATGAAAAAAGAGATCCGTTATATTCGAGAGTTATTAGTGCATTCAGATTATTCATGACAGATTGGAACGAAAAGAAACTATATTACATAGGAACTTTTGCAGGTTCTAAAATATGGTTAACTAACTTTGGTGGCTATTCTGAAGAAAGTACAGTTAATCAAAACGTGACAGAGTTTAAAACTAAATGGGCAGACGGTGAGAAGTAAGATAATCCGAGAGCGCGGGACTTACCCAACAACAATCGGTATCTATTAGGTTTGCAATTATGTTGTAATTAAATGGGGCGATACCTATCCCAGCCTAATATTTGTCTTAGACATAGAACGACTAAGGATAGAGAGAATTTAAAATGGAAACAAAGAGAGCTGTTTTGATGTTATAGAATACCCAAAAAGACAAGAAGCCCAACAAGAAGCAATTAAGAAAGCATTTGAAATATTAGAATCCTAACTGGCAACAATAGAATTATATAATCCCCATCCTAAACAGCTTGAAATTCATCAAGCGTTAGATAGAAAGGATATAATGTATTGCGTCGCAGCTATTGGTAGACAGTTTGGTAAATCATTACTAGGAGAAAACCAAGCGGTAAAATGGGCGTTAGAAGAAAGCAATTGGACAATACTTTGGATTAGCCCGACTTATAAGCAATGTAAAAAGGTATTCCAAGAAATGGTTAGTTCACTAGGTAAATGCCCAGCCTATTCAAAACCACCTCATCATTCAGATTTAGTGCTATCCTTTGCGACTGGCTGTAAGATTAAATTCTACTCAGCAGAAGCTTATAATTCTATTAGGGGTGAATCTGCACACGCTTTGATATTAGATGAGTTTAGAGACTTCCATCCCAACGCATGGGGTGAAGCTATCAAACCAACATTAACAGTAACAGGTAAGAAGGTACTAGTTATATCCACACCAAAGGGTAAAGGGCAGTTTTATCAGTTGCATCAATACGGTATTAATGGTCAAGATAGGTATATCAGCTTTAATGGTTCTAGTTATGAAAACCCACATGCCAACGTTGATGAAATTAATGATGCTAAAAGGAATCTACCAGATCACATATTTAGACAGGAATACCTAGCCGAGTTTATAGATGACGGTTCTGAAGTGTTCAGTAATATCAAAGAAGCGATTAAGATAGGAGAGAAAACCCGTCTTTGTTTTGCTGGTGTCGATTTAGGACGTGCAGATGATTATACAGTGCTTACAATAGTTAACGAGAACAACGAAGAAATTTATTGCGGTAGGTGGCGTCACATGGAGTGGAGTAAGATAATAGATAACGTGGTTAACAAGCTGAATGAGTTTAAACCCTACACTTTAGTAGAAGCCAACGGTGCACAGGATGCCATCTATGAGCAGATAAGAAATAAAGTGTCTTACAACAAGTCAATGATTCAACCATTCATTACAACCTCTAAAAGCAAGCAAGCAATTATAGAAGATTTGATTGTAGAGTTCGAGCAGCAAGATATTGGGATAATAGGTGAAGATTGGCAAGAGGGAGAACTTGAAGCCTTTACTTATGAGTATAATATCAAGACTAGGCAGATTAAATACACAGCCCCAATTGGATTGCATGATGATTATGTAATGAGTAGGGCGATAACAAGCCATGCAAGAAAGACTTTAAAAAGAAAAGGTAATTATATGATTTATTCATAATTATTATTATATTTGCTTTGAGAGTGCCTGAAGATAAACGGGAGGTTTGAACTACTAGCTTTTGTAGAGCGTTGTTTATTGGAAGGGGTGTGACCAACCATAGCGCAACCTCCAAGACTACAAACTTGGACACTCTTTTTTATTACTGATTATGAAAAAAAGAAAGACAGAAGTAAGTAAATGTTGTAATACAAGTTACGACACAAAAAGTAATGGTTTATGGGATTACTATGTATGCCATAAATGCAAGGATAAAACAGAAGTAGTTAAGGTCTGGAATAGGTTAGTAAAATAATTGCATCCTAAAGCCTAAATAAAATTTCGATTTATTGAATTTTATTGAAAGTTATCAGTTTTTTATTATTATATTCGCAGAGTAGATTTGTTTTTTTCATAGTTTAATTAGGTTTAAGAGTGCTTACTTCGGTAGGCACTTTTTTTTATTATAGTTACATAATACAAACATTTGCCCACTATAAGGTGATGAAAGTAGCTAGAAGTTGGAATGAATTAACAGTTGGGCAGTATCAAGAACTACACCCTACATTCAATAAGGAGTACAATAACCCAGTTGATAAGATCATTGAACAGTTGATGATTCTTACAGGTTGTGATTTACAAGCCGTTGAACAGTTAACGGTTGACCAATTAACAGAGTTTCAAGAAGATTTAAAGTTTCTATCTGAGCCATTAGATGAACGCCTTAGATTGAAGTTTAGAATTAAAGGTATTAAATATAGGTTTGAGGTCAATGCTAGTAAATTGACAGGCGGTGCTTATATGAGTGCTATGCACTTAGCAGAGAAAGATCCTAATACAAAATTACATCAAGTGCTATTTAATATTGCCAAGCCTATTAACTTTTTTGGTAGGGATAAAAAAGTAGATAGTGTGCAATTTTATGAAGATCATGTAGATGACTTTAAAGATTTACCTATGAGTATTGCATTTCCAATTGTTAGTTTTTTTTTTCGTCTTTGGCAGACCTTAACAGCAGATATTCTGGATTATTCAAACGAGAGTTTAATGATGATGAAAGAGACACTAGAAGAGGTCAACAGGGACTTAGTAGAAAATTCGGATGGCTAGTTACATTAGATAATATTTCAGGTAGTAGACCAGAGACATGGCAGCACTATTATGAAATGGGAGTAGTTGAGTTTTTGAACTTGGTAAGCTACTATAAAGCAAAACAGAAACAAATTGAAGCTGAAATGGCTTTGCAAAAATTAAAACGTGGCTAGTATTTACGATACATTAGGAATAAGCAAGAGTGAGTTCAAAGGAACTAACCCCGCAACTGATGTGCATCAAGTACTCGAAGATTGGGCGAACAACTTAATAAAGGAGTTAAGAGAATCATTACAAGCTGAAACAAGCACAGGAACTTCAAAAGACTTAGAGCAAAGTATGAAGATAGTACCACCACAAGGTGACACTATTGAACTTGCTATTTCAATGCTAGATTACTATGATTATACCAACAAGGGGGTAGAAGGTATTGGTGGGAGTGATAAAGGTAAGAAACCTACATTCGGTCAATATAGTTTTAAAGATGCACCTATTAGAATAGATAATAGTTTGAGACAGTGGGCAAACGTTAAAGGCATTAGTGAATATGCTATTGCTTATTCAATCGCTCAAAGAGGTATTGAAGGTAAACAGTGGTTTGATAAGGTGGTTACACAAGAAGCAATATTAGATCTTACAAAGAAAGTTGCTGATGTACTAGGTAGGCAGGTAGGTGTTGGAATTAGAAAAACTTTAGAAAAAAAATAACATGGCAATAAGTATAATACAAGATTTACCAACGACAAGCCCAGCTTATAATGAAATGGTTGTAGTGGTAGAACAAACCACCCCAGCTTTATTAAATGAAGATAACTATAAATTTGTATTTGAAATATACATTGCTTTGAGTGGTACACCAATTAGATTTAATGTTTATCCTGACATTGATAACCCAACTTTAGGTAAGTTAGATGTGCATAAAGTTTTAGAACCTTATGTTAAATCTTTCTTAGGAGATCAGATAATAACAGGAGCAGCAATAGGAACGGCAGACCAGTCTTTAAACTTCTTTAGAATTGAATACGGCTGGTCTTATATTGATTCTTCAGGCGTATACCAAGAAACACTAAACGACTTAACAGGTTCAGATAAATACTTTTGGGAAGGGGTATTTGATTGGTATGATTTTGTAGATGAAATAAACGAGCCAACGCCGTTTAATACTTATTTATGTAATACAACCAACGGAACTTCTGCCGAGTTTTTAACCAACAAAAAGACTAAAAAAGTAACATTAACAGACAACGGATTTACTCAGGCTTTAACAGATGTACCTTCTGATATAGATTACATGGAAGTCAAAACTTATGATTCAAGTAATGTTTTAATATCTACTTTTCAAATTGCTACTTCTGTTTCACCTGCTTCTTTTGCAGCTAGAAACATTTCACTAAGATCAGCACCACAAAGTTTAAATGATTATACTGGTGCGTTCTTAGCAGGTGCACAGCCTATTATAACGGCTTCAGTAGCTTACTACACTATACAGTTGTTTGAAACAACACCAACGGCGGTTAGTGAAATATTAACGTTTGAACTTCAAGAGGGTTGTAGATATGATATACAACGTTTACACTTCCATAATAAGTTGGGTGGCTTTGATGCTTTTAACTTTACAAAGGCTAGTAAAAAAACAACCGATATAAATAGAAAGACTTACAAAACTACACCAAGCCGTTTGAGTGGTTCTGGTTATGCTTACAGTTATAAGGATAAGGCAAACATAA